GCCGCCACCACCGCCGCCGTAAGCACGCTGACGTTCGACCCAGCCACCGCCTCCATTGACGATGTTATACACGTTTTAGACACTCTTATCAACGCTTTCAAAACCAGATCCATCAGCTAATGAAACTAAAACTCGCCACATTTACATTCATCCTCATTTCGGCGCTATCCTTGATGGTTTATGGCAGCCGCCTGGGAGGCCTGTCTCGGGAATCTGAAGTTTTCACGCCGAACGATTTGCTCTATCCCGTGTTTGAAATCCAAGTGCCTCCCGGTTATCAGGACGTACAGATCCGTGCGAGCGTGAACAATTTTGCGACAGCCGGTGTATTCATCTATGACACGTGTACCACCGGGCACGCTGCCAACCCTAACACTGGCACAAATACCAACGATCCAGACCCGTGGGTGTATCTATCCAACCCTCTGGCAACCACCTCGACGCCTGGAAGTGAGTTCAAACGCTATAAGTTAGACATGATGTCCAGCACGTCCCATCCGATGTCGTGGGTGACTTATTCTTATGGTGCTACACATACGCCGGGCCGCACGATCCTCTTCCAACCAAGCCGAGGTAACGTTAACGCTTCGGTGTGGATGCGTCAGAGCAATCCATCTCTGATCTGGATTTACCAACTGGTCGATGCGGGTGGTGTTACCGAAAAGAACGCTAATGGCTCTGAGGTGTGGCACACCATGTACCCCCGCGAATGGCGCGCAACCCGAATCACTTTAACACCATGAAACACCGCATCTTAACCACCATCCTATCCGCCCTGCTCTGTCACATCGCATCTGCGGTGGACCCCGGTAACCTTTACTCCCCCCTGTTATTGCGCCGTGCCAACTTGCAAGCCGCAGTCGATAGCGAGTTTGATGCGGGGCTAAAACAACGGGCGGTGGCAAAGCTCGGACTGTTCGACACTGCCACCACCAACGCTCTGGGCGCTGGTTGGCTGGAGCGTCTTAACACTTCCACTCGGTCGGAACAGGGTGAGATGGCAGTGATGTATGGAGAGGGCAAGATCATGAAATACCCGTGGCAACGATCTGAGGACATCTCGGAACTAGCTCCGATCTTCAATGCTATCGCGACCAAACCCACGTTGACGCCACTCGACGGTGACACAGTAGCAATGCTGGGTAATTCCAGAGTGCATTTCCCGCAGATTGTCCCGCGCATGGCTGAGTTGCTGGCATTGCGCAAAGTCCAGTATAACGAGCTGTATTTTATATTCAAATACTCAACCATTCTCGGCCTGACGGGTCCATACGAGGCCCACATGACGGCTGGTGATTGGATCTTAATGTCCAGCTCTGAATTTTCCGCTGCGTCATATGCGGCAATGCGCAACCGACTGTTGCTGTTTGCAATGGATGCGCTGAAAGCCAAGCATGCTACGGATGAATCGCCGTGTACTGAGGACAATATACGCACAGCATTGGCCCCTATGGTAACGGCATTGGATCAACCCTTGTTTGCGGGTTTATATGATGTGCTCGCTGACCTGGGCATTGATGGAGCGCATGGATTGGATCTGCCTCGGCCCGACTACACCGCCACAGTCACGCACGCCGACAATAAAGCTCTGGCCGCGAAAAGTACACAATCAGAAACGTCCATGAACGGGATTGGCACGATCATGTTCGTGAAGGGCGTGGCTGGCTACAACGCTTGGAAATCCGCACCATGAAAAACACTCTCCTAATGCTCTGTTTGCTGCCACGCTTTGCGGTGGCGGGGGCTGCATTGCCCGATGCCATGCCGATGTCGATGGATGCCGCAATCGTATTGCAACAGTCGATCCCACCGACGCCTGCCCCGCCTGAGCTTCCTACCGCACCCACAGCCAAATTTCCGAATGAGTTTGAGGTCAACTGCGCGACCCTATGGTCAGCCCCTGAAGGAACCACCTTGCTATTGCTTACGAAAATTCATGAAGCAGAAACGGCTGGAGATACGGAAACCTACAATACGCTGGTGGGCATTTATACATCGCTAGCGAATGATGGACTGAATATCGCCCATCCTCACATTTTCACCGAATAAACCACATGATGAAGTCATTCAACACCGCCCTTGAGCAGATTAACTTAATCTTGCTGCCACTCATTGCAGTGGTGCTGGTGCCATTCGTGGTATGGGTCAATTCGTCAGTCAATGCGAATAACTCAGCGCATGAGAAACTCGCCAATCACATCGACATGGCCGATGCGGCTATCATTGCATCGACCGATACCAAACTAGCTAACCAGCCTCCCACAGACTGGAAAGATCGAGTGCTCCGCCTCGAAGCAGGAGCGGCCCAGCAGGTAATCTCCACCGCCGAACTCAAAATCATGGTCGGTGACATCCGCACCCGATTATTCTCAGAACCAAAAACAGCAAACAAGTAAACACCATGACACTAAACAACGACAAAATCACCACCACCCTCGGCATCATCGGCGGCGTGGCAAGCGCCATCACCCCGGTATTCGCCGGAGCGAACGTCACACCTCAGGGCATCATCATGGGTCTTCTCATGGCGCTCTTCGGGTTTTTCACCAATCGGCAGTCCAAGTGATCCACGACGTAGGCACCGCCGCCACTATCGCGTTGTTACTGCTCTGCCTTCACCACGCCATAAGCACACCAAGAAGCCATGCACCCGTTCCCAAGCGTAACCTGCCTGCTGTTCATCCTGCTGGTCCTGTGGCTAGCGTGGAGGACTCTGAAGTGTGAGAGCGATGACGATGACCTTAGATTCAAATAACCATCTGCCTTAACCTATTTCTCACTTCACTATATCCATGAGCCAAGCCCCACCAACCTACACGCCCGCCGCCAATTTTCACACGCTGGCGGCAGTGCCGTACACGGCGACTGGCTTGCCGGGAAGCGAGCTTGACGCGGAGTTTGCGAACCTTGCGGCCAGCATGCTGGCGACGCAGGCGCGACTGGCGGAGTTGCAGCGCGACGACGGTGCGGTGAAGAACGGGGTGGTCGGGTTTCTGGCCATGTCTGCGGACGTGCTGGCGGCGTTCTCTTCGATCGGCTCGAACTATCGCGGGGCGTGGTCGGCAGGACAGACTTACAAGACGGGCGACCTGGTGATCTCGGCGGCGGACAACTACCCTTACCTGTGCGGGATCGGACACACCAGTTCGGTGAGCTTTGACGGGGATTTTTCCAGCGGTGTGTGGGCCATCATGGGCTACCGGCCAGCGACGGATACGCTGGTGGTGAACACGCTCAGCGGAACCGGTACGCAGACGGTGTTCACGCTGACGAAAGCGCCGGTGAACGCGGCCAATACGCTGGTGCATGTGGCGGGAGCGTATCAGAAAAAGAGCCTCTACACGGTGGCTGGAACGATTCTGACGTTTGTCACGGCCCCGGCGTCTGGAACCGCCAACATCGAGGTGGTGATCGGCGTTTCCGCGCAGCTCATCAACAACGTGGTGACGATCCCCAACAACTCGGTGGGTACGGCGGCGATCATTGACGGCAATGTGACGACTGGCAAACTGGCGGATGCGGCCGTGGCGAGCGCGAAGCTGGCGGATCTGGGCGTGACCACCGGCAAGCTGGCGGACCTAGGAGTGACGACGGCCAAGCTGTCCGCGCTGGCGGTCACCTCTGACAAGATTGCAGGCGCGAGCATTGACAGCAGCAAGATGGCGACCGGCTCGGTGCAGACATCGAGCATCCAAGCCGGGGCGGTGGTAGCCGCTTCGATTGGCACCGGAGCGGTGGTGGCGAACGCGCTGGCCGCCGGAGCGGTGGTGGCGGGCAAGCTGGGAGCGGCAGCGGTGGCAACAGACAATCTGGCGGATCTAGCGGTGACCACCGCGAAGCTGGGAGAAGGCGCGGTGACCTTGGAGAAGATGGCGGCGGGAGCTGTGGGCATTGCCGCGCTGGCGTTCCCTGCCGGGTTCCCGGTGCAGGTGGTGCAGAGCGTGCTGGACACTTATTTCCAGACGCTAACTTTAACCGCATGGGTTGATATACCAGGATTGAGCATTCCGATCACCCGGTTTCGAACCACTTCTAAAATCCGCGTTCAGGCGGCAATCAATGTTCTTTTAAGCCAATCAAGCTGGCCGTACTTGCGCCTTCGGATTGTTCGGGATGGGACTCCTGTAGGGGTTCCAACAGGAACCCTTGGAACGGAATGCACAACCGTCGTTGGTTCGGCCATGGCGAATGGTGGAATTATTCAGACAGCAGTCACCATCGACTTCATCGACGCGCTTCCAGCTGACGCTTTGCCTCACACGTACAAGTTGCAGATGTACGTTGTAGACAATCAAAACCGTATCAACGCCACCACCTACGGCAAACCCATCTCCACGCTCACGCTGACTGAGATCACCTCCTGACGCCGATGGCATCGAAGCGAAAAGACCTCACGGCGCTGGAGCAGGCGGAACTGCAACTCACGGCGACGCGGCGGCTGCTGGCGGCCCGCAAGGCGCAAGACTCGCTCATCGAGTTCGTGCGGCTAATGATGCCGGACCCCCGCGACCCAGACGACGTGCGGCTATCGCGCTACATCGTGGCGAAGCACCACGAGGTGCTGGCGGCGGCGCTGGAAGAAGTGGACGCGGGCCGCATGCCCCGGCTCATCATCACGCTGCCACCGAGGCACGGGAAATCTCAGATTGCCTCGAAAGCGTTTCCGGCGTGGTTCATGGGCCGCGACCCGTACCGGCAGATGATCGTGGCGAGCTACTCCGCGACGATGGCTGAAGACTTCGGGCGGGAGGTGCGCACGTACATGCAGACACCGGCCTACCAGCAGGTGTTTCCCGAGTGCTCGCTGCGCAAGGGCGGAGCGGCGTCAGACCGGGTGCAGACAGAACAGGGCGGGCTGGGTGTGTTCGTGGGTGCCGGTGGCGCGTTAACCGGGCGCGGCGCGGACGTGTTGCTCATCGACGATCCGGTGAAGGACCGCGAGGACGCGGACAGCGCGACGATGCGCGGGAAACTTTGGAGCTGGTTCACCGACGTTGCCATGACGCGCTTGATGGGCGGCATGGGCCGGGTGGTCATCATTATGACGCGCTGGCATGAGGACGACTTGGTGGGGCGTCTGACCGACCCTACCAACGCGTGCTACAACGCGGAGGAGGCGAAGCAATGGAAAATCATCGCGTTCCCGGCGCTGGCCGAGGACAACGATGTGATGGGGCGCGAGAAGGACGAGCCGCTGTGGCCTGAGCGCATCACCAAGGAGTTTCTAAGCTCGCAGCGCAGGCTCAACCCGCGCGGGTTCTCGGCGCTCTACCAGGGGCGTCCGGCGCCCGAGGACGGGGACTTTTTCAAAAAGGACTGGCTGGCGACCTACCAACCCGCCGAGCTGCCGCGCAACCTGCGCCACTACTGCGCGAGTGACCACGCGGTGTCGCTGGCGCAAGACCGCGACCCGACGGTGCTGATACCGGCGGGAGTGGACGACCAGGGCACGATCTGGATACTGCCGGACGTGTGGTGGCGACGGGCACAGACCGACGACGTGGTGGACGCGATGCTCGATATGATGGACCGGCACAAGCCGCTGATCTGGTGGGCGGAGCGCGGCCACATCTCCAAGTCCATCGCGCCGTTCCTGCGCAAACGGATGCAGGAGGAGCAAATCTACTGCGCCATCGACGAGGTGGTGCCGGTGAAGGACAAGCAGACGCGGGCGCAATCCATCCGTGGCCGGATGAGCATGGGCAAGGTGCGCTTCCCGGCGTTCGCGCCGTGGTGGGAGGCGGCACGGGCGCAAATGCTGTCGTTCCCGGCGGGCAAGCACGACGACTTTGTGGACGCCATCGCCTACATCGGCATGGGGCTGGGCCGGATGCACGCGGCCAACGCGCCATCGCGGAAAGTGGCCGCCGCGCCGAGCGGCAGCATCGCGTGGGTAAAAGCCCGCTCGAAGGCGCAGGACCGGCAGAGCGCCAACGCCAAGGCGTGCGCGGGATTTTGAGGTTGCCACGCCCCAGACAGACAGACAACATTTCAACCAGAAGCCCATGAGCGAACCGTTAGCATCAATCCTAAAGCCTCTTCCAATGCCTAGTCCTGGAACTGACACGGCGTTTGATGCGTGGAAGTTTCGCAATGCTCCCCGAGACAGCGGATATGACTACGATCTTTATCGACAGTTCAAAGATTTGAATGGTGCAGACGTATCCAAGGATGGTCGTGGACATGGTACTGACATGTACAAGCGTCCTAATCATTCGACGTTTTCCGACCAGAGCATTTATTCCAATTCCGAGACACCCGGTGGCAAGTGGGCGGCGGATGGATCAACCTTCACTCCTTCAGATTTCATGCTGAAGGACAAACAGAGGATGGATGCGTTGCGAATATACATGAGTAAATACGAGCCGGACACGACGCTGATTGCCGGATCATCTGGAAGAAACGTAGGAATGGAGCAATTTGCATCGCAATTTCAAAAGGCCACGCAGTTGCCGCCCACCCCGCCTGCACCTCAGCTTACGCAGCAGACTGCATACGGATACCCGGTGGTTAGCGCAATGCAATCCGGGATGAGTGACTACTTGAAAGCAAACCCGCATGTTGCAGGCATGGCGATTGGAGGAGGATTGAACGGAACACCCGAATCGGAACCAAGATCTATCGTGGTCAACCCCCATAATCCGATGATGTTTCTTCCAGAAAACCGGGATGGCTTGCTGCAAATAGAGGCCGCCCGCCACAAAATGGCGGAAACAAGCTACTCGCCGAATTTCCAGATAACCCCGCAAATGCAGGCGTATCGAGAGTCAACATTCAAGGATTCCGACCCGTATCTTAAAAACGATCCAGCATTCAAACAGAGCCTGGTATCTAGGTCGATGGTAGGCGACCTGCCATTCCCCATGCCGGAAGTGGACTCAGCCGCCAGCGCATTTCAGAACCAGTATTTTCCGCGTCCGAATCCTTACAGCACCAATCCGAGTCAATGATCTATCCACCCACAGCAAACGCACCCGCAGGCCAGACACTCGACAGCGAACCGCTGGAGTCGAGCGCCGGAGTGGCGGACAACGAGCGGATCGAGCCGGTGAAAAGCGGCATGCAGCGCGAAACGCCGCAGCCGGAGGCGAGCCGGGCGGCGCTGGTGAAGCAATGGCAGGGCAAGGTGAGCGCGGCGAAGGCGCATTGGAGCAAGGACTTCAAGCGGATGCGCGACGACCAGGCGTTTTTGGGCGGGGCGCAGTGGGACGGGCGGGAAGACCCGGACAAGTACACGGCCAACATCATCCAACGCCACATCGGGCAGAAAGTGGCGGGCCTCTACGCGAAAAACCCTAAAGTGGTGGTGCGCAAGCGCAAGACGATGGACTTCAAGACATGGGACGGCACGGTCAACGCGCTGGCGGGCATCCAAATGGCGATGCAGGCATCCCAACAGGCGGGAATGCCGCTGCCGCCACAGATAACGGAACTCATTGCGGACATTTCGCAAGGAGTGCAGCGCCGGACGATGCTGGAAAAGGTGGCATCCACGCTGACGATCCTCTACGAATACACGCTCAACCAGCAAATCCCGCCGTTCAAGGTGCAGATGAAGCAATTGGTGCGCCGCGTCTGCACGACGGGCGTGGGCTACGTGAAACTCGGCTTCCAACGGGTGCTGGAACGCAGCCCCGACGACGTGGAAAAAATCAACGGTCTAACGGAACAGATTTCGGTGATGGAACGGCTGCTGGCAGACAAGGCAGACGACAAGCTCGACGCCGCCGGCGCGGGCATCGAACAACTGCGCCTGCTGCTGGAGGATTACAAGCAACGCGACAAGCAGGTGGTGCGCGAAGGGATGTGTTTCGACTTCCCCAGCTCCACCTCGGTCATTGTGGACCCGGCGTGCCGCCACTTGCGCACGTTCACCGGCGCACGCTGGATCGCGGAGGAGTACATTTTGCCGGTGGACACGATCAAGGAGATTTACGCCATCGACCTGTCCGCCGCAGGCAGCGCGACGAGCTACGACACCGAGAGCAAGACGGGCATCAGCGGTCTGAAGGACCGCATCGCCAACGTGATGAGCGAGGACGGCAGCCCGAGCAAGCGGACCAAGGACGGCAAGTGCGTGTGGGTGATCTGGGACAAGACCACCGGCCAGACCTGCACGGTCTGCGAGGGCTACGCGGATTTTCTGGTGGAACCGAAACAACCCGACGTGTTCATCGAGCGGTTTTGGCCGGTTTTCCCGCTCATTTTCAACGAAACGGAGAACGAGGACAGTATTTTCCCGCGCTCCGACGTGCATCTGCTCAAGCCCTTGCAGAAGGAATACAACCGCTGCCGCGAGGCGCTGCGCCAGCACCGCATCGCCAACCGCCCGAAGACGGCGGTAGCCGCCGGCCAGCTCGACGAGGAGGACATTGAAAAACTCAAAAACCACCCGGCCAACGCGGTCATCACGCTCAACGCGCTGCCGCCCAACGGTGACGTGGCGAAGCTGCTGCAACCGATCCGGGGCGTGCCCATCGACGCGGCGCTCTACGACACCGGACCGGTGTACGAGGACTTGCTGCGGGTGGTGGGGCAGTCAGACGCGTCCATCGGCTCCGCGCAGAGCGGGGTGACGGCCACCGGCGACAGCATCGCGGAACAGAACCGCACGGTTAGCACCGCGTCCAACGTGGACGATCTTGACGACTTGCTCAACGAGCTATCGCGGGCGGTGGGGCAGATATTTTTCCTTGAGATGAGCCAGGAGACGGTGATGAAGATCGCCGGTCCCGGCTCCGTCTGGCCGCAACTCACGGCGCAGGACGTGGCCGACGAACTTCTATTGGAGATCGAGGCGGGTTCCAGCGGGCGGCCCAACCGGGCGGTGGAAATCGCCAACATCGAGCGCCTCGCGCCACTGCTGCTGCAAATCCCCGGCATCAAGCCGGACTGGCTGGTGAAGCAACTCATCATCCGCCTGGACGACCGCATCGACCCGGCAGACGCGATAGCCTCCGGCCTGCCGAGCATCATCATGCAGAACGCTATGGGCAAACTCATGGGCGGCGGCCCCGGCGGCCCACCCCCCCCACCGGGCGGCGGCCCACCGCAACCCGGCGGCGGTTCTCCGCAGACAGACGGCCCGCCTCCCCCACCCCCCAGCGGCCCCACGCAGGCGCAGCCGCCGGGACCGGGAGGGATGATGGGCGGGTGATGAACGATTTTGGCGAATAGGGATTGGCACGCGTGCAGACAGACAGACAAATGCTTGCATGACGCAAGCAATCGCGTCGGATTCGTCATCCGGCCAACAGACAGACAGCCCGGTTCCAGACGTGCCCAGCACGGAAGGGACGGCGGACGCCACCGAGGTAGCACCGTCCACTACCGAAACCCCCGGCGAAAGCCCGCGCACGTTGCTCGATCTCGTAAGGGATGTGGCGGCGAAGACGGGAGAAGTGGCAACGCCGCCCACAGAACAGCCAGCAGAAGCGGAAACCTCGCCCGAAGTGACGCAGGCCCACGACCCCAACGCACCTACGCCGAGTGGCGAGAAGGACGGACCGGACGGGCAGGCGGAACCCAATGACGAACAGCTTCCGTTCCACAAGCATCCGCGCTTCCAGCAGTTAGTTCAAGAGAAGAACTCCTACAAGGAGGACGCCTCTCAGTTCCGTGCAATCTCGGACTACATGGCCCAGCACCGTCTGTCCGCAGACGAGGTGGACAAGCAGTTCGTGTTCATGTCCGCAACGAAGAACGATCCGCACAAGGCGTTGGAGATGATCGCACCTGTCATACAGGAATTGCTGCGAGTGACCGGGACCACCCTGTCGCCCGAAGCGAGCCGGAAGGTCGAGGACGGGGAAATGAGCGAGGAGGCGGCCAAGGAATTGAGCCAATACCAAGCGAAGGTAGCCATCCACGAACGCCGCAACCAGGAGGCCGCGCAAGAACAGCAGGTCTATCAGGAGCGGCAAGCCGAGGCGCAAATCATCAGCACGGTGGAACAATGGGAGCGGCAGGTCGCGTCACGCGATCCCGACTACGCGGCAAAAAAGTCGATTGTGTTCGATAAGATCCGTTTATCGCAACTCCAGAATCCCGCGCGCAACCCGCAGGAGGCCGTGGCATACGCCGAGGCCGCCTACAAGGGAGCCACCGAGATCCTGAAAGGAGCGATGCCCAAGCGGGTGGCCATCAACGCACCGTCGTCTGCGCAATCAGTCAGTTCCGCCCGAGCCGTGCCGCAAAGCCTGGCAGACGTGGTGCGAATGGCTGCCGGACTGTAAGACTCTAACCATATACGATCATGTCATTTTCACCATCTGCCACCGGCATCACCGCCGGACAACTCGAATCCATTGCCAACGCCGCACTTGACTTCTACATCAAGGGCGAGGCGTTCGACCAGACCACCCAGGACAAGCCCCTGCTCGCCGCCCTGCGCGGCAAGCAGAAGACCTTCCCGGGCGGCAAGGAAAAAATCAGCGTCCCGGTCGTGGGCGATTACCTCAACTCCGACAGCAACTTCTTCAAGGGCTTCAGCGGCACCGACTCGGTGACGTTCCAGAACCCGGCCTACCTGAAGCGTGCTGCCTACGGGTACAAGGAAATCCACGCCGGCATCACCATCAGTTTCTCCGAACTCAAGGCCGACGGCATCACCATCCTCGACAGCGCGTTCGGTGAGAAGCCGTCGCAAGTGTCTGGCCGCGACGTGACCAGCCTCACCAGCCTGCTCGACCACAAGTTGCATTCGATGGCTGAAGGTTGGAGCCGCAAGATGAACGAGATGCTGTGGCTGGACGGAACGGCAGACGCCAAGTTGGTCCCCGGCATCCTGGCCTACATCACCGACGCGGTGACTACCGGCACCATCGGCGGCATTAACCGTGCGACGAGTACCTGGTGGCGCAACCGCCCGCTCATCACCACCACGGCAGGTTCCGACGCGCTCACTACCGCTCTGCGGAAGGAAGTGCGCCAGCTCACCCGTTACGGTGGCAAGCCCAACCTCATCCTCTGCGGATCGAAATTCCTCGATGCGCTGGAAGCTGAAGTTGCCGCCAAGTCGCAGTATTCGCAGACGGGCATCGCTGGCAACCGCGATCTGTCGGCTCCCAAGCTGTCGCTCAACGGCATCGGCACCGTGGTCTATGACCCGACGCTCGATGATCTGCAAACCATCATCGGTGGTGCCATCGACTACAGCAAACGCTGCTACTTCATCGACACCGACGCGATCCAACTCTACGCGATGGAAGGCGAGGACAACAAGGTCCACGCCCCCGCCCGCCCCGAGGACAAGTACGCGCTGTATCGCTCGATGACCTGGACCGGCGGCACCGTGGTCAAACGCATGAACTCCTGCGGAGTCTATGCGGTGGCCTAAGCCATGCTTCACAAAGGCGGGGCTGCTCCGGTGGCCCCGCCTTCCCCCCCCTTTCTCTATCTATCAAAAGCAACCAACACCAACACCACCCCATGCAGTACTGCTCAGTCATGGTCGCCCTAGGCGGCGATCTCACCAACACGGTTCAACGCGATAACGTCTCGGTTCCTGAAATCGGCGTTTTAATCGGCATTCATGGAGTGGACGGGGTGGCCCGCCTCGCGGACAGCACCGCCGAGCGCCCGGTGAACCACCCGGCGGAGTACGACCGCATCGCCAACTTCTACGGCGAGGAGAGTACCACGCGCATTCTAGGCCAACGCGCCTTCAACCTGCAACTTCCTACCCGGCTGTCTGCCGTGTTTGCAGACGTGGTGGACGAGCCTGAAGAATCCAGCGCCGACGAACCGGCCAAGGCTAAGCGCGGCGGCATCAAGCTCACGCCCAAGATCGGCGTGGAAGAAGCGTTCGAGCCCTGCGACTGATCTAACACACCAACTCCATGCCCGCCGGACAAACACTTGACCAATTGGTAACTGCCCTGCGGGCGGAGATTGGCGATTCGACCAATCTCTCGATGGGGGCGCAAGCCCTGCCCGGTCTGCAACAGACGTTGCGGCGGGTGCAGGAGACGTACTACGCGGACTTCAACTGGCCGCACCTGCGGGTGTTCCGCGAGCAGGCGATGCAGGCGGGAGAACGCTACTACACGTTCCACAACGACGTGGACTTCGAGCGCATCTACGGCGTGTGGGCGCGGGACTCCGACGCCACCAATCCACACTGGCGACCCATCGACTACGGCATCACGCCGGAGGATTACAACCTGTTCAACTCCGACGCTGGCGTGACGGATTACTATATCCGCAAATGGAACCACTACGAGGGCAACCAGTTCGAGGTGTGGCCGGTGCCAGTGGCGGCGGGAGCTATCCGCTTCCGTGCGATGAAGACGCTTGCGCCGCTGGTGGCGGGCACCGACAAGTGCGACCTCGACGGGACGCTGCTGGTGCTCATGGCGGCCGCCGAGATGCTGGCCCGAGGCAAGACCCAGGACGCGCCAATCAAGCTCCAGATGGCCACCTCGCACTACAACCGGCTCAAGGGGCGCTTCCAGAAGTCGGAAACCTTCGTGATGGGCGGCGGCTCGCCAACCGGACACCGCCTGAGAAGCTCCGTCTATGCCATGACTTCAGGAGCTCCTGCCCCATCTGCACCACCCGCCACCGTCAATCCAACTCCACCGCCGTACACTCCACCAAGCGTTTGGGTGTAGCACGTCATTCCCCATGGCCTACATCTTCGTCAGTTCGTTCAAGCAGGGATTGGATGCCCGCCGCAGCAAGATCAGCGCCCAGCAGGGCAGCCTGGTTAGCGGCAACAACATCCATATCAACCGGGGCGGGGAGATTGAGAAGCGCAAGGCGTTCGTGCCGAAGTTCGCGCTGCCCGCCGGGACGTTCGGCCTGCACGCCACGCGCACGGGAGTCTATGTGTTCGGGTCGATAGCCGCACCGGCCATGCCCGCCGGTCTGTTTTACCAACGACTTGAAGCGACCGGGACACCGGCCATGACGGAGGTGATTTCCACCGATAATTTCGCCGGTTCTCCCTACGTGGTGGCCCGCTTTGACAACGGGACGGTCCACCACTTTTACAACGGCGTGCGCATCACCGATTGGGACAGCGTGGGCGCGGCGTCGAGCGATATTTTCACACTTGGCCGCGCCCTGGCCGACCTGGTGACGAAGCACCCGGCGGTGACGGCAGTGTACTCGACCATCGCCGGAGCGCCAACGATCACCATCACGGCGGACGCGGTGAACACGGCGTTCACGCTGTCTGTCGCCATGTCCACAGACACGGGAACCAACAACGGCATGAGCATCGCCAATACCGCCTCGGCGGCGGCAGGCGTGGCCCAGGTGTCCACTGTGACGCTGTCCCGCAATGGCACGCTGGCGGGCAGCGAGGCGACGGACTCATGGACGATCACGGTGGGCGGAACTGCCTACATGCTGGCCACGGCGGCGAGCGGCACGGGCAGCGCGATCCGCACGCACCGCAACAAGGTGTACGCGACGGTGCAGGGATTGCTGTATTTCTCCGACACCGAGAACGCGAGCATCTGGAAACAACCGGCGATCACCACCCCACCGGCCCCGGTGAATTTCTCCGGTTTTGAATCTCTCGACTCGCAGACCGGGCAGGCGGACACGCTGGTGGCGATGGCACCCTACCAGAACTATCTGGCGGTTTTCGCGCGCCGCAGCACCCAGGTGTGGGCGGTGGTGGCGGGCGACCCGGTGGCCAACGTGCCGGTGCAGATTTTGGACAATATCGGCACCTTTGCCCCGCGCAGCACGGTGAACTTCGGCGAGCTGGATGTGTTCTTTCTATCGGACACGGGTATCCGCAGCCTGCGGGCGCGCGACGCGTCCAACGCGGCGACCGTGTTCGACGTGGGCACCAACATCGACCCGCTGGTCATCAAGCAGGTGCGCACTCTCACCGAGGAATCCATGTCCCGCGCCTGCGGGGTGATCGAACCGGGCGAGGGCCGCTACATGCTGGCCATCGGCGACAAGGTGTTTGTGTACTCGTTCTTCCCGGCCAGCGGCATCGCGGCGTGGACGACCTATGAGACGGGCTTCGCGGTGAGTGATTGGGCTGTGCAGAATAACCGCCTCTACGCCCGCTCCGGCAACCAAATCTACCTCTACGGCGGCAACGACGGCCTGACCTACGACGCCTGCGAGGCGACGGTGGAGCTGTCCTGGCTGGACGCCGACAAGGCGGCGCACCGCAAGCGCTTCCACGGGCTCGACGTGAGCTGCGACGGCACCTGGCACATTTCCTACAGCACCGACCCGGTGAGCGGCGCGTTCGTCGAGGCGGGCAGCGTGGTGGGGCAGAACTTCAGCCTGCCGTCGTTCGGTCTGTGCGGCTACGGCACGCACGTCGGCTTCAAGTTCACCAGCCATGACCCGTCCGCCGCCAAACTATCCTCCTTCGCCTGCCACTTCGAGTTCACCGATCCGCCGAAATAGCGGCTGGCTGGCGTCTGTCTGTCTGTCCGCGCCATATAAGGCGCGGAAAATCGCTTTTGGTTTGACGTGTCTGGCGAAAACCCCGATTTTTCAGGCCATGTCTGACGCGAACATACACGGGAGGGATTTCTAAGACATGTCGTGGATCAGTGATCTTTTCGGAGGCGCAGCCAAGAAGGCGGCGGACGCCGCTGAACAACAGTCTGCCCAGCAGTTCCAGTGGCAGCAAGACCAGGCGGCGCAAGTGGCCAAGGACGCGGCAGACCACCGGGCGGCAATGGCGTCGGGTCTGGACAGCATCAATAAGTCCTACGCCGGGTTCGATGACCCTTACTACAAGGGCTTGCAGACCAGCTACCTGGACTACGCCAACCCGCAGATCCAACAGAACCAAGCCACCGCGCAGACAGCCTTGCGCTCGGCACTGGCCAACAAGGGCAAGCTGCACTCATCGACCGACGCCATGCAGCAGGGCAACATGGCAACCACCTACGGCGGAATCTTCCGTGACGCGCAATCGAAGTCGCTGGACTACGCCAACCAGCAGCGCGACGCGGTGAACGCGGCGAAGCAATCGTCCATCTCACAGATGTACTCTTCTGAATCCCCCGACGTGGGCATGCAGGCGGCTGCGGGCAATACCGCCGCGCTCAAGACGGCCCCCGCCTACGAGCCGATCAGCGGCCTGCTCAACCAGGCGGCGAAGTACGCGGCCAACGACTATCAAAACTCCCTCTACAACGGCCAGTCCTACGGCTTGTTCAGCCCGATCACCAACCAGATGGCGGACAACGCCAGGAACGGACAGAGCGGTTCCGGCAATTCTTCCAGCGGGGTAAGCACCATCCGATGAACGATCTTGTTACAAATCCGGCGGTGCCATCCAGCTTCGATGAGATGGAGTTCGCTCTCACCCTACACCCGTCGGCGGATTGCCCGGTGGTGCATCGCTTCACGCCGGGCATGTATATCCGCGAGGTGAGCGTGCCCAAGGGCACCATCGTTGCCACGATGGAACACGCCACCCAGCACCCGTTCGTCATATCCAAGGGCAGCATGCAGGTGATGAGCGAGAACGAGGGAGCCGTCACGCTCACCGCTCCGCATTGCGGCATCACCCAGCCGGGAACCCGCCGCATGGCCTACGCGCTGGAAGATACGGTGTGGACGACTTTCCACGCCACTCAAGAGACGGACGTTGAAAAAATCGCGGACAGCATCCTTGCCCCCCACTTCAATCCATTACTCGGCGAAGGGAATCCATCCAACAACCAATGGCGGCTATCGCTGCCCGCAGACCAACTCACCCCGTAACATCATGTCCTGGCTCGCAGCATCAGCAATAGCAACCGTGGCCGGATCAGCCATGCAGGCCAGCGCCTCGGCCTCACAAGCCCGCGCCGCCGCCACCGCCCGCTTGCAGGAGGTTTCCCGACAAGGAGCCATCATGCAGGACAACATGGCGATCCAAGCGCAACAGCGGCAGGACGCGCTGCAATCGCGCCGTGCGTTCCAAGACCAGACGCTCGCCGCCTACACGCCGGACAAGCTGGCGGCAGACCGGGCGGCCAACCAAGCTCCGCTCACAGCGGCCCTAACCGCCGCCGGAGACAGAGGCAGCTCCCCGCTGTCTGCGGACGCCACGCGCTCCACAGGCGCGGTGCAGGTGGGCGACGCCGGCAGCGGCCAGGACTCGCAGGCGGCAGGCTCCACGGCCTACGCCGCGGCCCTGGCAAGCCAACTGGCGCGGGCCGGTGGCATCAACCAGCAGCAGGCGCAGGCACAGGCGGCCATGCAGGCGCTAGGACAGGCGAGGATCGCAGGCAACCAACGCCTGCAAGACAGCGCAAATATGATACAACTGGCCGGGGCACGCAACCAAGCCCTAAACCGCCCGCTCGCGGCCAACGGCCTGCTCTCCAATGCCTCGGAAAACTATTACCAAAGCCAGCAGGAGAAGATTCTCAATACCGGAGCTGGACTCAGGCTCGGAGGCCAAACCCTGTCCACCCTTGGCAACGTCGGCATGAGCGCGGCGAGCAGCGGCGCGTTCAACTCCGGCCCCACCGTGGCAAAATCGGATGCGTTTCTCAATTCCAGAAGTTACTCCGGCGCGGAGTGATCTAACATTTCACACACATTATGGACTACCAAACAGCAGCCGCACTAGGCCAGAACCTCGCCGGGATCGGCGACGCGTTCATGCAGATTAACAACCCCGAGAACGCCGCCAAGGCGCGGCTGATGAACGGGCAGATGGGACTGCTGGGCGCACAGACGGACTTCGAGCGGACCCGCAACGAATGGCTGCCAAAGACGGAAGCAGCCAAGATAGCCCTTGATGGGGCTCAGGGGAATCATGCCACCGCTGCCGCTGCCTACGAGAACGCACGCGCTAATTTAGAGAAAGGAAGAATCTCCGCACAGGAACTGCAAATGAGATCCATGACTGACGCCTACCGGAACGGAGTTCCCGGCGGCGTTCCGGCAGCATCAGGCGTACCCTTCACCACCTATTCCACCGGCAGCTTGGCAGGCGGTCCCGATGAAATGCAGGATCGCAACACCAACATGGGGCTTTCCTCCACAGGAAAGAATCTCAACCAGTTTGGCGTGGCCGTGAACCAGAACGTGTATCCGCTTGGCACGGTGTTCAGGAATGGTGCTGACGGGCAGGTGTATATCGCCACCGATACCCACGGCAACAAAGACCCCAACGTCATCGACTTTTACCGCGATCCGGAAACCTACACCGGAGCGAGCGGGAGGGTGGATATGCAGGTGCTGGGCCGGGAACACCTGTCCTACGGAACTACGGTGGACCAACTCAACGCGATTCGCGGACAATATGCCGGAGTCCAACCCCAGCAGCAGGCCGCGCGCCCCATCGACCCCGCTGCCGCGCTGCTGGCCCGCCGCAACCTTCTCAACTATCAGGCTGGACTGGCCAACGTGGCTGGCGGACTTGGCGGCAATGACTTCATGCAGGGACAGGGAAGAGCACTTGGAGCCACGGCGCTAAACTCAGCGGATGGGGATCGCTCATCACTAGCCCTCGGCGGAGCGCCCCACATGGCGGTGGCTGCGGCTGACAACGCGACCCAACTTGCAAAGACACGCTTGACGGTGGGGGGCGAAAATGATCGCAAGCTGGCGGAGTTGGCTGTAGGCATGCACCATGCCACCGGAACGGATGGCACTGGCACCGCTGCATCCGCCTACAAAGACATTCTGAATACTCCTCAGGGCATCAAGCTGCTTGATGATACCACGACGGGCTACTTCGGGAGGACTGACGTGAACGCTGGTGCCATCGACCCTGCCAATGCAGCAGCGGCATCCGAATACCGGGCAAGCGTGGCCAAGCTCACATCCAATGGGGTGCCGTTGGATATTGCCATCAACTACTCTAACACTCATCACAACATCACGGCGCTGGATAAAACCGCCGGGAACGCATGGTTGTGGGGAGGCCCGAAACGGGTTGATCTGGGGAAATTCAACGCAACCCCAATCACCGACGCCCAGGTGCAAAGCGTGGCCGCCCAATACGGGAAGGGCTTCACCAGAGGCAACGGGCAAGGATTCCAGGATGCCTTGGCCATCCTCCGCCCCGATCTCGCACCCAATCAAGTTCCAGCCATCTCGGCATCGAGGGCTTTTGAAAAACCGGGACCAGCCATCGGAGGGACCGGACCGGCAGCAGCGACCCCAGCCGCGACGGCGCAGACAGCACCCGCACCGGCCAAGCTGCCGGGCACGCCGTTCGGCGACGCGGCACGCAATGCCGCCAAGAAGAAGACTTCCGATCACAACACCGACTACAACGCCGCGACTCTTGGCAACTTCCTGCGGCTGGCCTCCGCCAATGGCGTCTCTCGGGATGATTTAATCGCGTCGGTAATGACTCCATCCTTTGAAAACGACCGCGACCTGGCGTTTCTGAATATCAGCAACTCCAAAAACCGGCATCCGTGGGAGTTGATAAAAGGAGGAGGTCATACCGTGAAGAACTTGCGCGATGCGTTCATGGATAACGACGCCTTGCGCCGCGCCGACATCGACCCGGCAATCATCGACGCCTATCTGAAACGCGGACAGCCCGCACCGGCATCAGCCCCGGAGGGTGGCGGAGCAAGCGGTGTGACATACACTAGAATTAAGTAATGCCATCATATATCGCCAATCTTCCTGACGGTCGCCAATATCAAATCGACTCGCCAACCGAGTTGAGCGATTCAGAGTTGGACCTTCATACGCAGAAAATCCTAACTTCCGATAAGACTCCACCCGCCGCCATGAATGCGGACGAGATGTCTCGCTTCGGAATGGCCCGCAATGCGGCGGCAAAACTGGAAAGAGACAACGCCCCCTCGCCGCTAGGCTCGTTCGCCCGCGAGGCGGCTAGATCGGTAGGACCGGGGCTGGCTGGCATGGCCACCGGCGCGGCGTCAGGCGCGGCAGCGGGCGCGATGGGACTCAACCCGGTGACAGTGGCCATCGGTGTCGTGGCTGGCGGACTGGCTGGCTTCATGGGCGCTCGCAAGGTGCAAGACGTGGCGGCAGACGCCATCGCGCCCAACTCCTTCATGGGCACGCATTCGGCGGAGGCCGACTACGGTGCCAACAAGTGGTCGGCAATGCTCGGCGGAGCCATCGGCGGCGGTGGAGCGCCGGGACCGCTGCGGGCGGCAGGCGCACTGACCAAGATGCTCACCGCAGACGGCAGACAAGTATTGGTGCAGGGGCTTCGACCCGGTGCCGACGCCATTGCCCGCCAAGCATCCAGCGACATCATGGAGCCACTCGTTGCGGGTGGCGTGGGTGCCGGTCTGGGAGCCGTGACGGGCAACGGCCCGCAGGACGTGGCCGAGCAGGCAGGTCTTGGCTTGATCTTCAATCGCGGCTGGCATCCTAAAGCATGGGTGCCGCAGTTCGGACAACAATCTTCCCCGGAGACGCAGCATGGTGTGCAGGGAGAACCTGCAACGGGTACGCCAGTGGAGGCTGGCGGTGTCCCTCTTGAAACAAATGCGCCCGTGGTCACTCCAGCGGTGGGACCGTTGAAAGCCGCCGGAGCCACCCGGCTTGCCGGGGACATGGCCGCGCCGCTCGGCATCGACCCGAACACCCTGACACCCAGCGGCGCGGGTGCCACCGTCACGCCCAACGACGTGCGGCGGGCTGCGGCCACCCTGCCGGCGCGGACACTGGACAGCGGGGGCACGCTCGACGTGACGCCCCCGCGTGCGCCCGACCCCACCATCACCGACCTGATCGGCAAGGACACCGAGTGGCAGGGCTACAAGGGCAAACTCATCGACGACAACGGCAGACCGGCCTTGCAACTCCCCGGCGGAGAGATCGTGGAACTGCCATTCAACTTCCACACCGAGCAGTCCATCAAGCAACTGGGGCTAACCCCGACCGGCGACCACCAGACAGACAGACAGATAGCCACCCGCCTGTTCGGCGACACCGAGGGCGAGGCGCTACACCAGGTGCTAGGCCACATCGACCCCACCAGCGACACCGTGCTGGACATCGCGGACCTGGGGACTTCCATGAAGCGCCGCAAGGGACTCGCCAGCATACCCGTGCGGGACACGCCCGAGTTCGCCCAGCACGCACGCGGCGTGACCGACGAGTCTATCCTAAACGCCCACGACCAAATCACCACCGCCCTCGCGGCGGCCGAGAACCACCCCAACCTATCCGATGACACCAGAACCGCCCTCACCACCAAGCTCCGAGGAGACATCGACAACCTCAACGCCCTCTCTTCGGCACGAGACGCATGGCAGCGTCAACGCGTTCCTCTACCGACTGGCAGCCCGGAACTCCCGTCGCAACGCGCCAGCCTCGCCGCCACCACCGCCGCAGACAACCGCGCCGCAGCCATTCGAGAGCTGAACCGCCCCTCTCCCGCCGCCATCCCGGCGGCGATAGAACCGCAACCGAACCCCACACAACCATGGCCAAATCCAAACCAAGCAAGCCTCCCACCAAGGGTGGCGGCAAGGGCGGCAAATGCTGCTGAACCCGTAATACCGGTCGCGGAGGTGGTGCCCAAGCCGCCCTCCGCACCGGAAACGAGGCCGGTGGTCGCTGCCGCCGCGCCTGCTGCCGCCGTGGTTACGCCGGAAACGACGGCGGCACCAGCGGTCCCGCTCACGCCCAAGCAGTTGTCACTGAAGAACGGGCAGGTGAAGCAAATCGAGAATCAGATCGCCCGGTTGGAGGCGTCCGGCAAGGGCACTCCGCAACAACTGGAAAACTTGCGCAACCGTGCCGCTGCTTTCAACGCCCAGATTGCCGAGGCGGGCGGATTGAAGCCGGGAGAGGCCAAGCGACTGGCGGCCCGCGTGGCCGAGGTGCATGACTCCGGCGAGTTCGAGCTGATGAATAAGATCAGAGACAACGGCGGATTCCAACCACCGCATCGCGGTAGTGACTTGATCGAAAAGCTAGTGCGAAAGGGCGCGAAACTCAGCGAGAAAAGCCGCGCCATCGCCGATGGCTTCGGAGAAACCCGCGATGACGCCGCACGGGTTGGCGGCTTCGGCAAGACCGATGGCGGCAAGCTGGCCGATGCCACGCTCAAGAGCCTGCACAACCCGTCGCCCACCGCGCTGTCTGTGGACAAACTGGCCGGTGCGCTTGGCATTACCGTCAAGGAGTTCCACGCCCAGCTCAACGAGGAACTGGGTAGGGTAGCCAGCCAGAACGGGATAAAAGGCGACGCGATGCAGCCGCATTGGGACCGACTCGAAACACAGCACAAAGACTTTACCGCCGCGCTGGAGAACCCAAAAGGCAAGGGTGAGAAAGTTGCCGTAAGTGACTTGGCTGAGGGCGACACGTTCTCGATGGCCGGTGAGAAATTCAAGGTCACGCACGCCGATGTGGTCGAGGGGTTCGACGGGCCGGAAGGCTTGATGGTGGTGCAGGACCATGACAAGTTCGGCACCCAACGCATCGACCCGCAACAGGAGATTGTCATTTCCAACAAGGGCAAGGGCACCGTCACCGATGGCGAACGTGCCCGTGCGCAAGACGTTCTACCGGCACGGACAGATCACCTGCCCGCAGACGAGCATTTTTCAGACGATGCGTATGACCCGTTCGCCGAACCTCCAGCCAAGCCGGTTATCGCAGACAGGCCGCCCGCTCCCGTGGATACGCCGCCCGCCAAGCCCGCAGCCGAAGACTTCGCACTGCAAGGCCACGCCACCGACGCCGAGATCAAGGCGGAGGCAGACGCCGCCAGAGTCAAGGAAGAACTTGCCAAGCGCCAGGCGGCACCGCTCAAGGGCAACGCTGGCGATACCACGTCCGACTTGTTCGGCCCCACGGAGGGCGAGACGCCGCTGTTCAACAACCGCCGCGACCAACCCGCACCCAAGCCGGAACCGGCAGTCGTGGTAGAGACACCCGCCGCGCCCGCCACCACCAACCCCGAATCCACTACCGACCGTATTAAGCGCCACATCAGGACGCTGGAGTATAGGATTTCTCAACGTGGCACGACCGATTTGGTCAAAAAGCAGAACGCTGCCCGAATGGCGGAACTGAGACAGGAGTTGGAGCAAGCCACGCCACAAAACGAAACGCAACCCACCGCCGCTCTCCCCCCCGAGCAGCGCAGCCTCATCGACGGTCTCAAGGCGCACCAGCAGGACGTGCAGAACTGGATCAAGGGCGAGAAGGGCAGCGGGCGCATGAACGCGATGCCGGTTGACATCCTCGGTGCCCAGGCATGGGACGCCGCGCTGTCTGTGGCCATCAAGACACTCGAAGTTGGCAAGTCCATCAGCGATGCGGTCAAGGCGGTCATCGCCCACCTGCGGGCAGACAGAGCGGCGGCGGGTCTGCCAGCACTCACCAAGGCCGAGGAAGCCAGCATCAAATCTCACATCATTGCCAAGTCGCAGGACGAGCTGCGCTACCAGGGCGAGCGCGACGCGAAGTTCATGCAGGAAATGCCCAAGCTGGCTGAGGAACTGGCCGCCGGTGGCAAGACCCCGACGATGCAAGACCTCATCGACGGCATGGCCAAACGCTACCCCGACAACGCCGCCTACATCCGCCAGAACGGACCCAAGATTTTCCAGGACATGATGTTCGCCAGGGACACCCGGCTGACGCGCAAGACCGAGAGCGCCCGCCAGTGGGGCGAGTGGGCAGACAAGGCGCTGGAAGGTGCCAGCACGTTCATCGACCGCATGCGCCGGGGTGCCCCACTCCACGACATCAAGCAGTTCGCCACCGTCTTCCACGCCACCTACATGACGGGCATCGGCAACAAGATGCGCCACCTCGCCCAAGGCGGCCTGACTGGCACCGAGAGCAAGGCGTTCGGCAAGTTCACCGAAGACTTGGTAGGTCTGGCCAAAGGCGCGGACGGCGTGCATGGAGTGGCCACGGACCTGGGGATGAATCACGATCTGAAGACGTTCGCCAACCGGATCGACGCCATCAAGACGGCGCTCGCCCCGCTCCTCAACGCGATGCCCCGCCGCGAGCGCGACGCGTTCATGGAACGCATCGGCGACCACATCTGCGACGCCTCCCGCGACGGCGAACTGGCCAACCAGCCGGAGCTGAAAAAGGCGGTGGAAGCCTACGTCAAAATCCGCGAGGACTTGCTGGCCTACATGAAGGAAGCTGGCGTGCAGGTGGGCGACGCCGGACCGCGCACCATGCGCCGGGTGCTGGACCGCTCCACGGTGCTTTCCAACGAGAAGGAGTTTCTGGCGCAGGCGGCCAACGCCTACAAGGCGAAGTGGCGCAAGGAGATCGCCGCACTCAACGCCGAGGCCGCCACCCTCACGCCACTCAAGGACGCCAAGCGCCTGACCGCCATCGGCGCGGAGATCAAGGAGATCAGCGCCCGCGACTCCGCAGACAGCGCCAAGAAATACTTCGCCAACATCCAGACGGACGAGGTGGGCATTTCGTCGGACGGCAACGACCTGTTCAGCAGCGGACGCGGCAACCCGTCGATGCTCAAGAGTCGCGAGTTCGGACCCGAGGCCGACCAGTTGCTCGGCAAGTTCTACCTGCGCAACCCAGACGCCATCCTGCGCACCGAGATCGGTGACGCAGTGCGGGCCGCCGGGGTGGCACGCACGTTCTCCGGCCCCGCGCTCGATGCCGCCGGCAATCCCCGCGCCAACGGCGAGATCGACCCGATGGCCAAGTGGAAGAAACTCCGCTCCGACATGATCGCGGAGGGCAACGAAAGCATGATCGCCCCGGCGGCCACGCTGATGAAGGAGTATTTCGGCCTCAACGGCCAGGACAACCCGACGATGCGCAAGGCGCTGGAGATCGCGCACACCCACGCCCAGCTTGCCTTCCTCGCCCGCTCCGCGTTTTCCTCACTTGGCGAACCTTTCCTCGCTGGTATCCGCACGGGCAAGCTGTCCGACGTGGCACGCGGACTCGTAGGCACCATCAAGGGCATGCACCGCGAACTGCGCGGCATGGCACCGGAAGAATCCCGCATCCTCTCCAACGCCATCGGCGCGAGCAGCGACGGCTTCAATTCGTTGCTGGCCGCCAACCGCTTCCTCGATTCCTACGGCGGCCACGGCAAGGGCGGCGAACTGGTGGCCATGTTCCACACGAAGACCTGGCTCACCGCGCTGACCAACGCCACCCACGCGGCGACGGTGGACATCGGCCACAGCTTCATCCGCACCCAGCTCGAACTGCGCCAAGCGGGCGGGTCGATGAAGACGCTGGCCGGGAAGCATCTCAACGAGGTGGGCATCGGCTCCAAGGACATCCCGGCGATGCTCAAGTTCACCGAGGACTTCGCCAAGTCCCGAGACAAGCTCGGCATGCTCACCGCAGACACGCCGGAAGCAAAGATGTACCGCGACGCGCTGCACCTTTTCAAAAACTCCGGCGGCTCGCTCGAAGTGACCCGTGGCGTGCGCCCGCAACATGCCAACTCCCCGGCGGGCGGGATGTTCTACGCACTCCAATCGTTCCTGTTCGCCTTCCAAGACCAAGTGCTTGCCCGCCAAGCCAGACTGCTGCGCACGGCCTACCGGGGCGAGGCTGTCGTCGATGGAGTGGTGGAGAAGATGTCCGGCGCGGAGCGGACCAAGATCGTTGGCGACACGCTCAAGGGCATCGCCACCATCGCCGCTGCCCAGTACGCCATCCAGCGCCTCCGCGAAGGGCTTTACAGCGACCCTGCCCGCACCGACCAGAATAAGACGCTCTCCCCCGGCGAACTGGCTCAAGCCCGCGCCTTGCAAATGATTTCCCGCTCGTCGGTGATGGGCGGCTACGACATCCTCTTCAACATGGCCACCGGCGCTCGCTACGGCCAAGACCCGGCAACCCGCATTCTCGGTCCATCGCTCGGAGCTGCCTCGTCCATCGTCGGCCAGGCTATCGGCGTGGCCACGGGCAATAAAAACTCACCCAACACCAACACCGCCGAACGCAAGCTCGCCCGCAGCGTGTGGGGATTTGCCGCGCAACCCGCGATGAACGCCGCCGCATCGACCATGCCAGGCAGCGGTCTGGTGTCCGCGCTGGTGCAGGCACAGAACCACCCGGCCATCCGCGAGGCCGCTGTCCGCAGCGTCGCCGGAAAGGCCATGATCCAAGGCGAGAAAAAAGGCCCGATGCGCCTGCACGTCCGCCCGGTGCCGTGAACCAAAATCTATGAGCAACATATCCGAAAAACTAGCAGCCGCCGCCGAGAGTCAAATCGGCGTGCGGGAAACTAAGCCCAACGGTGGAACCAAAATCGAGGGCTACCAGCAAGCTACCTGGCTGCCGGTCGGCGCATGGGCCTGGTGCGCCGCATTCGTCTGCTGGTGCGTACGTGGCGCCATTGCCGACGAGACCGTCACTTTCCCACGTCCGCAGACAGCCGGGGCATGGGACTTTGAACGATGGTGCCGCTCGGTGGATAACACCGTCCGCCTGCGCAAGCCACACATGGGAGACATCCAACGCGGCGACATCGTCATCTTCACGTTCTCCCACATCGGCATCGCCACCGGCACACCCGACAAGGACGGCATGGTTCCCACCGTCGAGGGAAACACGAACGGAGACGGCGGAAGGCTCGGCGATGGCGTGTACGCCAAGCGCCGCGCACTCACCGCCATCCGCAGCCGCATCCGCTTCTACTGAGCGGCCAGCACCGCGAGGATGCGCTGCGCCTGATCGAGCGTGACCACCCGGTCAAGCCGCAGGTGCAGCCTACCGTCCGCCGACTGGTGCAGATCCACCGTCTCTGTGGCGGGTGCCACTCCCACCGACTCAAGCGCCCGCTCAAGGCGCGGCCTGCCACGCTTGGGCATCTCCACCGGAGCGGCAGGTGCCACCGGAACCGCAACCGCGGCAGGCAGGTCGGCGGCTGGCAACCGCCCCTTCATCAAGTCATCGACCGACCCGCCAAGTGCGGCGGCTAGCTTCTCCATCGAGTCAGGCGATGGCGTGGACGTACCGATGGTGTATGACGAGATGGCGTCCCGGCGGTTGATCCCTGCGCGGCGGGCCAGCTCCGCTTTGCTCCATCCGGTCTTGGCGAGGGCGGCGGACAAAATGGCGGAAAATTTCTGTGGTTTGCTCATGGCGCTTTATTTAGGTGAGAACAGTTGAGAACATGGAGTAGGTTTCTATATGGGAGTAGGGGAAAACAGGTGGAGGCGAGGGGAGTCGAATCCGCTATGATTGACCATCGCTGAATATCAGAAAGATGCAAAACGCTGAAAGTGAACACGTTATGAAAACGTTGAAAACTCGTGAATATCGCTAACGGTGCCTAAATCGAGAACATTCCGAGAACATTTCCAATTCCCTATCAGATGATTGGACGCAGTATCGAGAACCACTCCGCCGCTTCGTCCGGTCCTTTCGCATCGTTGTAGCTTTTCCGAGCCTCGGCTTCCGAGTTGCCTGCTTCCATCGCGGTTTTCCCAAGACTCACAATCGCCGCACGATAGCTGATGAAGCTGTGGCGAAGAGCGTTGTCCTTCCATCCCCCCACCAGTGCGCCGAGGCGAGCCGTCTCGGCCTTTGCGCCTTTGCCTCTTCCTCGGTGTGTGGGGGCATGGGTTCGGTGGATCGGGCCTGCATCGAGGCGGAATTCAAAGAGCCATGACCGAAGGGCCGGAAGGATTGGCACGACTCGGCGGTCCTTGGTTTTGGATGTTGCAGGCCGGATGATGATTAGATCCCGATCCCACTTGAAATCTGCCCAGTCTAGCGGGCTTTTTTTGCTTCCTGGTATGGGAGAAATCTCATCGGTGCGCACTCCAGCAAAGGCTGCGGTGGCAAGCCACGGGAGAAACTCGGGTTTGACGTTGGCGAGAAATACGCGCAGTTCCTCGGGTTGATAGGTTTCGGGGATGCTGCCTTCGATGATGGGAGTGGAGGTTCTTTCAGCGGAGGTTTTACCTTCCTGTAGGTAATCCATTGTGCAGCACCAGCGGAAAAACGTGACGATGGCCGCGCGGACGTTTTTACGGGTGCGGTTTCCGTGTTTCGGGTTGGAGGCGAGGTGGGATTCAGTCTCGCTCACGCTGATGGATGCCAGTGGCCGGGACTCGAAACGGCTGGCAAAGGGTGTGAGGTTCTTCTTGAGCGTGAGGTAGTTCTGTGTGGAGCGTCCTTGGTTGGCTTTCTTGAGGAGCAGAAATTCAGCCACGGCTTCATTGGCAGGCTTTTCGGGTTTGGCGCGGGCTTTCCACGCCAGGAACTCATCCACAAGTGAGAGCTGTGGATCTGACTCCAGCAGTCGGCGCAACGATCTGATGACGTGGGGTGGCAGAGTTGCCAGGTCGAGAGAACCTTGGGATATGGCTTGGGCTTTGGCGAAGGCTTCGGCCTTGGCCTTGGCCAGCGTGGAGCGGGTGATGTGGCGGATCTTTTGGGTCAGCGGGCAATGGTACGAGGCGCGGAAGTATCCGCGCCCGCTGGGGTGCTGCCACGGCTGGACGGTGATGGATACCGAACCGGATTTGACGGTGGTTCTGGCCATGCTTTCTATGAGTTAAAATACCCCCCCCCCCCCCCCCCCCCCCCCCCCCCCCCCCCCCCCCAACCCCCCCCCCCCGCACGAGGCGACGCCCGGAGGCGCGAGGCGGCGGGGGGGGTGGGGAGGGGGGGGGGGCGGCGGGGGGGGGGAGAGGAGGGCGGGC